CCCAAAGAGATAGATGTTTATACCTTGCCAGAATCGGAGAAGGACTTGTTCGGTGTCACCACCACCGGCGGCGACATGGGCGATGCCGTGAAGATCAGCACCACCGGCGGAGACATGGGCGATGCTGTGGAGATCAGTACCACAGATAAGGGGGAAGACGATGGCGGGGGTAGGTACAGGTAAGCCGGTTGTCATCAACGGTTTTGGCCAGCGGGCGACCATGACTGTGGTGGTGAAACTAAGTGGCAGATTCAGGGCGCGAATCTGGCTTGCCACGAAGATGCTTGCCGTTGTGGTGTGGCTGCTAGGGGTGGGCTTGAACATCGAGGTCGAACAATGCGAATAGGGTGGCTCGCAGATAGCGTGGGGGCACTCCGCGGTGGGGCCGAGATCAGCAGTGACACGCTCGTCGCCGCCGCCCCACCTGGCGTAGAGATAGTGATGTGCCCCCCGGGCCATATTGCGGAAGATGTGGATATGTACGCTATTCTGAATTGCACCACATACGATGCCAGCATCATCCCGGTCTTGTCCCGCAGGCCTGTTGTGAAATCAGTCAGGGACCAGTGGACCTTCGGGGATGACGAGCTTAGGTCCTGGCTGCTTGACAACGCGGCCCTGACGGTCTTCAACTCACCGATCCACCGCTACTGGTTTATGTACCCGGTGAACACGCCCGTAGAGGTGGTGCCGCCACCCATAGACTTGGAAAGGTTCAGGATGGCAGCCAGAGAGAGTACAGAGAGGGAAGGAGTGCTCTGGCTGGGGGCCATGCACCGCCACAAGGGGGTCCTGGAGGCCGTACACTGGGCACGCCGCCACAAAGTGGTCGTGGACTTCATAGGGAATGGCACGTGTATCCCAGGCAGCGAAAAGTATGTCCACTACCGTGGCGTCATACCCTACGATGATGTCCCGCAGACCATGGCCCGATACGAGCGGTTTCTGTACCTGCCGCGGGTTTTGGATGGTTTTGCCAGAACGGTTCCAGAAGCCTGGGCGGCAGGGTGTGAACTTGTGACCGGCGATATGGTGGGAAGCATGTGGTGGATCTCCAATCGCCCCCAGGATCTGGAGCGGGGGGCAGAGATGTTCTGGGGTGCGGTCAAGGGATGCGTGGAATGAAGAATGGGGACACCAGCGTCATCATATCCGTCTGGAATCGTGCCGAGAATCTCGCCTATTGTGTCCGCAGTGCCCTATGGCAGATGCACGAGCCGCTGGAGATCATCGTTGTGAACTACACGGACGGGCCACCGGTCACAGTGCCCGATGGCGTGCGCCTCATCCATTGGCCATCTAACGGGCAGTGGAATAACCCAAGGGCGTCCAACATCGGGGCTGCCAACGCCTCTGGAGAAAGGCTGGCATTCTTGAACTGCGACAACATCATGGCGCCAGACCTACTGTACTTGGCAGGGCGGATCTTGGACAGGGACCCACTAGGCCATGTGTACTGGGAACGGTGGGATCTCTCGAAGGACGGATTGCAAGCCCTGCGCAGTACTGAGTGGCTCGACTTGTACACCCCTCTCATAGCAGACATGCAGGGCCCATTCGCCGGGTGGTGGGAGAAAGGAACACCAAGCGACGCGCCGGGCGATTTCCTGATGATAGATGCAGACATCTACAAGGGGCTGGGCGGATACGACGAGCGGTACACTGGATGGGGAGCCTATGACTCGGACCTACTCGCCAGGCTGGTGGCCGAGGGGCATAAAGAGCACCGCGGTGGTGGGGTGAAACTCATACATCAGCACCACGAGTTACAGTCCCGCAAGAAGACGGCCAGGAACCGCCACCTCTACGAGATGAGCAAGGCGCGGGTAGACAAAGTCAGGAATGGTGGACGCACACACTTCGAGAGATATGAAGATGGAGGACAATCGTGCGGATCTTGGTGACGGGCCACTTGGGCAAATTGGGCAGTAAGACCAGCAGTCTTCTGGTAGAGCATGGGCATGAGGTCTTTGGGTTCGACCGAAAGGACAGCGCGCGCGCGGAGTTATCGAACTACGAGGAGCTCGTGCGCAAGATGCAGGGGTGTGAATGCGTTGTCCACACCGCCGGGATCCCACACCCAAGACGCAAGTCGCCGCTGGATCCGTTCTTCGACGACAATGTGGTGGGCACATTCAACGTCCTGAAGGCAGCCGTGGACACTTGCGTGAAACGCGTGGTGTACTTCAGTTCCACGGCCTACTATGGCTGTGATGCCCGCGGCCGTCTGGAACCAGCTTACTTCCCGATTGACGAGGGCCATCCGGTGGCGTCAACGCAGGGTTACTCTACCGGGGGGCTGGATCAATACTGCCAGAGCAAGGTGATGGCAGAGCAGTTGCTGGCCTACTACGGCACAAACAAACTCGTGGAGACGATAGCGCTGAGGATAGCCCCCGCCAACACAAAGGGCGAGCAGTACTACCAGGGCTTCAATTGGCGCACAGACAAATCATACATCCGTGGGTGTTTCTTCGTCAACTGCCACCCCGACTACGTGGCGCAGGCGGCGGTCTTGGCTACCGAGGCAGAGGGCGAGTTCTGGTACGAGGCGTTCAACATAGTGGACAGGTTCACGCACAAAACGATTGATGCCAAGCGGTTTCTGATGCGCGAGTATCCGCTTGTCGAAGTGCGTGGCCCGCTGGACCCGAGGTCGTCGCTGATAACCCCCGACAAAGCAGTTCGGGTGTTGGGCTTCCAACCCTGTGAGGACCTGGAGTGATAGACGTAGCTATTGTCATCGCAGCGCGCAACGAGGCCGATAACATAGGGAATGTGGTGAGGGCCGCAAGGACATGGGGGTCCGTCATTGTCGTGGACAACGCTTCAACTGACGGCACGGCAGACGAGGCGTGGGCCGCAGGGGCAGATGTTATCTCCCACGAACAGGACACGCATATCAAGCAGTCCTACGTGGACGGGTTCAAGCGGGCGGCGAGGCGGTTCCCGTTCGTGGTACAGATGGACGCTGGCAAGAGCCATCATCCCGAAGAAATCAGACGGTTGCTGATGCCGCTTAGGGCCGGAATAGACATGACCATTGGCTCGCGGTTTGTTGCGGGCAGTCACCTTAACAATCAAGGATTACGAAGACGGCTGCTGAGCGTGGCTGGGTCTGCGCTCGTCAGGAGGCGCACGGGCATGCCGATCAGGGACCTGACGAGTGGCTTCAAGGCGTACCGCTGCGAGTTGCTACAAGCCCTTGACGATGATGGTGTGCTGGATGGCCTGAAGGCACGGGCGCATGCGTTCCAGTTCGAGCTAACGCACGCCATCTGGAAGAGGGGCGCAACCATCTGGGAGGTGCCCATCACCTATACGGCTACGGGAAGCAGCGTTGACTTGCGGGTCATTGCCGAGGCACTGCGGACATTGTGGCTGCTATGATGAGTAAAAGCAGGGCGGCACAGCGCCAACGCCAGCCCCCAAGGCATTCGCATTCACTCACAAAGCTCATCTTGGATAATAGATATCGCATCGTGGCCGAGGTGGGAGTATTCTACTGTACTAATGCAATAAAGATATTGTCCCGGTGCGCAGATCAACTGGATACGTACCACCTCATTGACCAATGGAAACCATACGGGGCCGGACCGCCAGACAGAGAAGATTCTACTGGTTGTACGCCAGGCGTAGATTGGGAAGGGGCATACCAGAACGCCCTGCGACTAGGGGCGCTTCATCCACGCCTTCGGGTCTGGCGATTGCCATCGCTGGAGGCGGCCAAGTTATTCCAGCCAGAATCGCTGGACTTAGTATTCATTGATAGCAATCATTCGTATCAGGCAGTAAAGGATGACGTCGCAGCATGGTCGCCCGTTGTGCGGCCTGGCGGCATCTTGGCGGGCCATGATTACTCCCGGCATTATCCTGGCGTGGTGCGGGCGGTAGACGAATTGGTAGAGGGGGACGTGCGGTTTATGCCCGATACAGTATGGTGCACACGGAAACAATGAGGGTCGTCGTTAGTACATTGTGCAACAGGCCCGACTACACCCGCCAGATGGTGGAGGCGCTTGCCGGGTGCCATGGTGCAGTCGACTACACTTTCATGGCCTTTGCTGAACCTGGCTGCCCGGAGGTCTTGGAGCCAGTGCGGCGGGCCGAGGGGCGGTTCAAGGAGTGTGTCTTGCGGGTGAACAAGGAGCGGCTGTACGTGCGGAGGAACATGTACCAGGCGCTCAACGCGGGGTTCGCCATGAGCGACAGGGTAATCGTCTTCGAGGACGACTGCATACCGTCTGTAGACGCCCTGCGGTACTTTGAGTGGGCTCTGGAGCAGTATGAAGACGATTGCAATGTGTTCTCGGTCGCTGGCTATCACCGCCCGCAGAACACGGGCAGCGGGGAGGAGTTCGCCCTGGCACACCAGGCCCAGGTCCACCGACGCGTATGGTTCCATCCGTGGGGGTGGGCAACATGGAGGCGGAGCTGGCAGTTGCTGGCCGGAGACTGGGCGTTACCTGGTCGGAGCTGGGATTGCCATATTCGGGACCTGGTGCGGCGGAGGGCCTACACGGAGATCTACCCCGCGGTGCCCCGAGTCAAGAATGTCGGGTCCGAGGGTGGCACGAGCTCCCGCCGGCTTACTCCAAAGCAGTACGCTGACATGCACGACAACGGCCACGCCTGGGCCGGGAACTGGGAACTGCCGGAGGTGCGGTTGTGGGTGGAGCGGTGACAACTGTCTACACGGCCATAATGGGGGCATACGATTTCTTGATCCCGAACAAGACCGAATGCCGCCAGCACATTTGCTTCACGGACACCGTCATTCAGTCACTGGGCTGGGAAACGCGAGTTGTGGCCAGGCGTTTCGACGACCCGCGGCGCGAGGCCCGCATGTACAAGGCCCTGCCTCACCTGTTCTTGCCGGACGCCGACATAACCATCTGGCACGACGGCGACATAGGACTAAAGGTGCCGCCTGATGAGGTAGCGTGTTTCGCAGACGGATATGACGTGGCTGCATTCCAGCACCCATGGCACAGCACGTTGACGGAAGAAGCAAAGGCAGTGATCAGGACGGGGCGTGCCGAGGCCGCCGATGTGAACGAGCAGATGTCAGCGTACTTAGAGGATGGGTATTCAGACAACTATCAGCCGTTCGCAACGGGCGTGCTGATACGGCGCAACACTACGAAGATCGCTGAACTGAATAGCCACTGGTGGGCAGAGATGACGCGGCACACGCTGCGCGACCAATTGAGTTTCAACTATCTCTGCTGGAGGCTAGGTATAGAGCGCGGCACCATCCCTGGCTATCTGTGGCCGGGGCTTTCACCCGATGTGTTTCAGCGTAGCATACACCGGGAAGCGAAGTTCCATACCAGATGATTGGAGGAAAAGTGAGTAACCAAGAACCCCTTAGTACCCTTGAGTTGTACCATGATGTTATGGGTGTCATCGACTCGTATCCCGAATCCTTGATGGCGCTTGTGCCACCAGAATTGAACGGCTACCTGCGACAGCCAGAGAGGCTGCGGTGGATGGCCGAGATGTCAGCGGCGGCCTTTGATGGCGACATATGCGAGATAGGGGCCAAGGTGGGCGATACCACCCGCGTCCTAGCCGAGATAGCACAGACCTACGACAGGCGGGTGCTTGTGGTGGACCCGTGGAGCCCAGGGAACACGGGCTGCAACCCATGGGACTACCATGTGTTCATGGCCAACACAGCAGAGTACAGGGACAGGATCGACGTGGTGCGGGCGTCGTCAATGAGCAAGGAAGCGAAGGCGGCGTTGCGATCTCGCCCCCTGTGTTTCTCGTATGTGGATGGTGAGCACTCAAACAGAGCTGTCACATCCGACCTGGCGGCGGTAGGCCACACGGCAGGCATTGTGGCAGTGGACGACATATTCTGGAGCAAGGCCCTGCAGTTGGCATTCTTGGACGCGGCAGACAAACTGTGGCGTGTGCCTGTATGCCGCCTCGGCTCTCCGCCGATGCGCGAGGGCTATCTGCTGCCAGCGGGGGCCAAGCCGCGCAGGATAAAGACGGCAGCGGTGGCCGACAGGGTGCTAGAAGCCATGCGGGCGGGAACCGGACTGTCCGTGATACGGCTGGGCGATGGCGAGTCCAGAATGCTGGCGTGGCCGGAGTTTACAGAGCGCAGGACGCCGCTGTTCGAGTCGCTGCGCTACTGGTTTGGGGCGGCATCGTTTTCCCATGAGGATCTGGACTGCATGGCGGATGGCCTCAGGGCGGCGGTTGTCAGCGCCGACATCGTCGGTGTGCCAGACGAGGCACACAGGAGACAGCGGAAGGAATGGGCTGAGGTCGAGTCGTACCTGAAGATGTACAACCTGATCACCGATAGTCCGTTGGCAAACGCCAATCTGCACATAGAGTTGTTCACCAGCAATGCCCTCGCGAACATCCTGGCGGCTACGGACTCGGTCACGGTCATCGGCTGCCGCGATGTGGCTGACTACTTGAAGTCGCACTATGGGGTGAAGGACGTGCGGTGGCTGCCGGTGCCGGTGGAAGCACAGATGGACGGCTTTGCTCCCACAGAACACTGGCCGGACCGATTCGACGAACTCATGTGTGGCGGGATCACTGTTCCTAAGCCCGGGCATTTGTTCCTGGTGGCAGCGGGGGTGTTAGGCAAAATATACTGTGCGCGGGTGAAGGGCCTTGGCGGGGTGGCGCTGGATCTAGGCAGCGTGATGGACATTTTCGCGGGCGTTCGCAGCAGATCCTACATGGACAACATTGTGTGCCAATAGGTGGGTGATATGGGTGGCACACTGACGGACGATATCGCCGTGTTGAAGAGGGTTTACTCGCTGCTGGACTTTGTGCGGGCCATGCCGACAGCAATTGGCAAGGGTTACAAGATGGACATAGACGACGCCAGGATGGCGCTCTACGACGTGATAGTGAGGCACAACGGCGAGTCGCCGCCAGTGCCGATGTTGCAGCCACTACAGAAGCCGGAGAGGTGCGGGACTTGAGACTAATCGCGAGACACAGGATGTGTCCAAGGGAGATATGTCGGTGAAAACTGAGGTTCAACCTGCCAAGAAAACCAGACTGCTTTTTGGCAGTCTCATGCAGGGCGATGTTTCGGGCTATGGTAAAGTCGGCGCGCTGTTGGCCCATTCCATAGAAGAATACGTGGATGACTTCGAGCTGTGCGGACGGTTCGATACAGACCACGCGTGGCGCATTATCATTGGTGTGGGCTATAGCTGGATCCTGGGGCCGGGGTTCAACCGGGATTTGCTGTGGCACACCATGACGGAGTGCCTCCCGGTTTCCCCCGCGCTTATCCCGCTTTACCGAAGGGCGCGCTACGTCTGGGTGCCGAGCCAATTCGTGGCTGATGCTATCCACGAGGCAGACCCACACATCCCAGTCCTGGTGAGTGGGTATGGCGTGGAGCCCAGCAAGTTCCCATTCATCGACAGGGAACAACCCGAGCGGCCCTCCAGGCGGGGGGATAGACCATACCGATTCTTCGTCTGGACGGACGGACTCCCCACGCGCAAGGGGGCCGTGGACGTGATGAAGGCGTTCAATCGCCTGAGCCTGCCAGACTGCGAGCTTGTTGTGAAAACATCGCAGGATGTGGAGTACAAGACCGACAACCCGAACATTCATTTCTTCCAGGGCAGTCTATCCTGGTATGAGTTGGTGCAGTTGATGGGTGTCTGCGACACCATGGTCTATCCGTCGCGTGGCGAGGGGTTTGGCCTCATGCCACTGGAGGCTATGGCCACGGGGATGTGCGTCATTGCCCCTAAGGCCAGCGGCATGGCAGAGTTTGTGAGAGAAGACGTCAACCTTGTGTTGCCCATAGTGGGCACAGAGAGAGTGATGACGTCCAGTGCATCATACGAGATTGACCAGTACGGGCACGTGCCTGACCTGGACGTCATGGCAGACATGATGGTCTGGTGCCACGCGAACCAGCACGATGCTTACGAGCTGGGCAAGAAGTCCAGCGCATACGTCCACGAAGAGTGGACATGGGAACGGGCGGCTCACAGGGCGGCGGATCTGCTGCGCCCCTTGGGGTCGTGGAAAGACTGACGAGGTCTCATACCATTATCATGGCAGAAGACACAGCACGGGCGGTGGCCAATGCTACCGCAGACGGCACAGAACCTACAAGAGCACCGGATAACAACCTGACACCAAGAGCGTTGGCAGCAGTGCTAGCCGGGTTGGCGAGCGCCTTGCGCAAAGCATATCCACCAGACCTCATAGAGAGGCGATGTACTGAGTGCAGTAGGCTGCTGGGCCGAGTAGAGGCAAACGCCTGTGTGGAGATCGTATGCCCACGCTGTAAGAGCGTGGTCCAATTCCCATAGCGAGCCGTCGCGGGGCTGCGCCGGGCCGATAAGTCGGTGCAGTATTGCGGGGGGCGAACATGGGTAGACGTCACAGCACCTAGAGTGCGGGAGAGCCACCAGATGGCCAGACAAGGGTCGGCACAGCCGACTAAGCAATTCGGAGGACTATCATGACCATAAATGCAAGCACCGCCAACAATATGATGTTGGCTGCGGGCGCCACTGTGACTGTGGCACTCACTGACATCGGCGCGATGGAGGGCGAAACTACGTACTCTATTGATGTCGAACGCTACTTCCCAGAGCTACATGGCACGCTTGGCGAAGTCATGGGCACTGGCTTCATCGTCGGCGCCGTGGCGAAGGTTACCACCACGATGGCAGAGACCTCGTACTTCCAACTGTCTGTTCTGATGGACAGCTTGGGCGTTGGGTCGGACGTCGCATCGCGCTGGTACGGTTCCGGCACCCTCGGACAGATGGTGGCTGGGGACTATCAGTCAATCGTCGTCACGGGCATGGAGACGTGTGGGAACAAGAGCGTCGTCATCACGTTGCCCTACGCCTATGTGTCCAGCTCTGTCAACGTCACGCTGTCGGACGACGCCATCACCACGTATGAGGTGGAGTTCACGGGCACCTATGACCCGGCCGATCCAGACAGGCTACCGTCGCGGATCACCATCGAGATCTAAACACCAGGGGATGCACGCTTCAATACCCCATAGACTGAAGTGGGTGGTGGCGTGCCACCGCCCACTAATACACAAAGAACGACGGAGGAATGAAAGTGTCTCAATTGCTCAATCTGGACCAGCTTTTGCCGGAAGAGAAGTACGTTGTGTTCAAGGGCGTGAACCATATCTTGGCCACCAATTCAGTAGAGTCTTGGCTGAAACTCATGGCCTACCGCCAGCAGATCCTGAGCGTCTCGGAAACCATGACGGAGGACGGCGCGGAGGCCGAAGCGATGGCGAGCGAGATGGTCGATCTGCAGGTGAAGATCGCGGCCATCGCCTGCCCGACCATCCCCGAATCAGACCTGCGCCAATTGCCCATGACCGTGCTGATGAAGCTGGTTGAGGCCATCGGTCAGGAAATGAGTGGCGGCGCGGGCGGCGAGACGGAAGCAGCGGGGGAAGTGGAGGCGGAAGAGGCGGCGGTGATGTAGACATTGTCCGCCTGCTGGCTTCCGTAATCCGCTTCTATGGCTTCAGCGACGCCGACGTGATGGCTATGCCCATCACGCGGTTCTTCGCCTATGCTGGCCAGATAACTGCCCTGCGCACCGAAGAGCACGCCCAGATGATCGAGGCGACGTCGTTCCCGCACATGGACAAGCGGTCGCGCAAGAAGGCGTCGCGCAGGATAGAGGGCACTCTCAGCCCGCCACGGCGGCGGGATGGCACCCAGCCACCGCGCCCGTTACGCATGATCGGCGATATGCCGGCAGACGTGGCAGCGTTACAGGCGCTTGAGTCCCAGGGTTCGCTCTTGCGCGGCCTGGTGACGGTCATTAGAAAGGAAAAGAAGGGAGACGAGGCGCCTGGATGAGCCGCTAGACGGCCCAGGCAAGGATGCGATGAATGGCACAATCAGTTAGCTTAGGTAGCGTAGTTCTCGCGGTCATTGCTGACTCAACGGGGTTGAATCGTGGACTCAATGAGTCCACGAATATCATCGCGCGCTTTGCTAACAATACCAGAAGTTCTTTCCGTACTATAGGGACTGTCGCGTCCCTGGGTCTCGCAGCGATTGGAGCAGGCATGGCGGCCACCATCAAGGTGGCCATCACGGCAGAAGAACAGTTCGCCGATGTGAAGAAGACCATCGGCGACATGACGGATGTTGAGTTCAAGGCCCTTGATAAAGAGCTTGTGAACCTGGCGTCCTCACAGAAAGAGTTCACATCAGCACTCCCGGGCGCATACGAACAACTAACCGATATCGCTACCATCATCGGCCAGATGGGATTCAGCGGCGTAGAGATGGTCACGGAGATGACCAAGGCTGTCGGTTTACTGACCATGACCACCGTCCTCGGTGGTGAGGAAGCGGCTACCTACCTCGGTCGCTTCATGAGTATCATGGGCAGCAGCCAAGAAGACGCCATGCAGATTGCCAGCACCGTGGTGCATTTGGGCAACAACATGGCAGCCACCGAGAAGGAAATCATGGAAAACGCCTTCCGGCTGGCTGGTGCTGGGCGGGTGATCGGGCTGACAGAAGACAAGATCCTCGGTATCAGTGCTACGATTGCTGCTATGGGTGTCAAGAGCCGCGCTGGCACAACGGCAGTCGCCCGCAGCTTCATGGAAATGGAAAAG